TCAGGTGTTTCACCATTTATTTCGGCTTCGTGCTTTTCAAGAAGCTCCTGTTCCACTTCTGCAACAGACTTCTCTTCTACTACGCCTAGGTCTCGTACTTTAATTTCCATTGTATTTAATTTGTGCGAAGATAATTATTTTTTACCGACATCATCGTGGCTCGAACTCAGCAAGGTCAAAGCCATCAAGGCTATCCTCATTTGATTCAAAATTGATAGGCGGTAAGTTATTCTTACGCTGATTAATTAGTTTCGACTGCTCTGTATTCTGCTGGCTAATACGCTTTGCTTTAGCGTCTTCACGCATATCCTCTCGTCCAGCAATAAGTTCCTCAGTTACACCCTTGAGCTGCATATTGTAATTAAACTCCTGCTGCATCAACTGGTTTTTAAGCTGGGCTTCCATCTGCATACGCTCAATATCAAAAGCCACCTCGGCCTGCTTAATCTGCACTTTCTGCTGACCTTCAGCCTGTATCTTCATCATCTGAGCCTCCGTGGCTAACTTCTGCGACTCGAACTGCTGCTGAGCCTGCATCTGCTGCTGTTGAAGTTGCATAGCTTCCTCGCGCTCTTGCTTCTTCTTGCGCTTGAGCTTGAGGAGTTGGTTTGCCAACTTAATGTTTTTAATTTCTCTGATATCGATAGCGTCCTCCAAGTTAATGTCGTTCTTAGATAAAGCCATCTGGATATTCTGCTCTAGCATAGCCCGCTGCTCTTCGTCAGGAGCTATCTCAATAAAGACACCGAAATCGTAGATATATAAATCTTTGATATCGTTTAAGATAGAAACATTATACTTGCCGATTTGATTAGCAAACTCTTCCTTGAAATCCGCATACTCCAGGATGTCGGCTACCCTGCACGACAAAGCTTCAGCCAACGACTTCAAGATAAATAAGCTACCATCTAAGATATGTCGAGTAGCCACGTTAGAGTTTAGTGCCGCTAGCTTTTGTACCCCTACGAGCGAATTAGGGTCAGGCATAGAGCCATCACGCGCTTCGTTGAGGCCCGTAATATCACGTATCATATTGAGATAGTGATTGTAGTTCCCAATTAAAGCGCTAATCTTAGACTGCCCCGAGTTGCTGGTAAGTTGCTGAATAGGTACTCGAGCGTTATTAAACTCGCCATCCTGTGTATAGCTACGCCCGACTACGCTACCCGTCTGGAAGTACAGCCGCAAGGCGTCCTCGGGGTTGTATGCATTGCCTGTCCCGAGGTCTACTTCGTTAAGCCCGTCAGCATCAATGAACACACCGTCAGGGACGATGCGCGACATTACTTGCTGTAATTTAAGGTGGGTAATCTGTATCTGGTCCGCCAAAGGAATCATACGCCGAACCAAAGATTCGATATTACCCTTGTACATACGTGGCGCACAAGCCAAGTAATTTGGCGTAGCGTACTGCGATGCAGATTTAGGGCGGACCATATTTTCCGCCATCTCCCACTTAAGAATAATATTAGTCCCCATAACCATAACGCCTTCATACCACACATCGATAGTCTTTTCGATTTTTTCGAATCGACCCTCCTGCATCATCTCTTCTGGCGGGTTAAACGTATCGTCTTTCTCAACCACCTTGGCTCCTCCACCATCCATCACCTTCTTCTTATAGACAAACTTCTGCGTTGTCTTGTAGTTGAAGTACATAAGGGTAGTGGTATCTTGATAGAAGATATCGTTATCGTAGAATTGCTGTACGTTATAATAATCGTACCAGCTCTGGGAATACTTTGAAATTTCCTTGAGGTCGTCCGTAGTAAGCGTAGGGTCTATCTTGATAAGCTCAGTGATAGGAACTGTCTTAATTTCTCCCCAGTAAAAATTATCCTGAAAAAACGGGTCTTCAGTATAACTATATACCACGTTTGCGGGGTCTACATATCTAACCTGTACCCCGTCGCCCTTTAAGAACTCGTGCTTGACCATACCGACGCCTAAAACCGTAAGGTCGTAGTCTACGCGCTGGCGCGTGTCGTTGTATTTGTTTTGCTCAAGCAGCGTATTGATAGCCTCTTCCTCTGCTATTTCGATAGCTGGCTTATAGTTGAGTTGCATATACAGCGACAACTCGTCATCGCTATTGGGAAGCTCGTCAGGAGACACGGTAAAAGGGTCTACGCCAAAGCTTTCTTTGATTTGCACCAAAAGGTCTTTAGAGACCATCTGAGCCTCTATCATATCTTGATACTTACTGCGCTTCGCCGACGACATAGCGTCTTGAGCATAAGCCTTTACGTCAAACAAGCGGTCCGACATACCGTTGACTACGATATCTACGAACTTAGGGATGATTGGAATCGGAGTCCAGTCCAGGTTTAAATAAGAAAGGTCGCCATCGACCGAGAGTTCGTTTTTGTACTTAGCAATAGACTGCTCTCCTCTAGCGTACAATCGGAGTCGATTAAAATCTCTCCATTGACTGTAAAAACGACAACCGTTTCCATCCCTCTTAAACCACTCATATTGAATGGCTTGTCCAATCTGCAATCCATACTCATAAGTCGCTTTTTCAGCGTCAGAAACAAATTGGGTAGGGAACGAGGCAGATGCTATATTAACCTGAACATCTCTCATTATTTAACTAGTTCGCTTATATTTCCACGATTGTTGTATCTAGCAAAGGTAACAGATAATTTCGATTGCTTTTCAACAGGTTGATAGATGTGTTTTTGGTTAGCCATAATAGCCAATCCCGAGCTTATCGTAGCGTCAAATTTCGTTCTGTTATTGATATCAAATTTAGCCCAATCTTCGAGCGTCCTTGTGAACGGCATAGTACCGATATCGCCTTGCTCTCGATACGTTCCATCCATATCAATGCCTACGTGTTTTTCGATATACGTCTCGATAGCTGAAGCGTGAGACTGCTTAACGTCTTCAGATGTATTCGGTATGCCGCCTAACTCCTTTTCCGTCTTGGACAGCTTATTGAATTTTTTGTCGGGGCGGTTCATAGAAAACTTGCGGTAGCCTCTATTCTTAAAGTGGTAGAGCAGCCTCGGTTTATTATTCTCCGTAAGGATAGGCATACCATAAAAAACGCAAGCCATCAGTACCTCTTCAAAAAATATCTCTGCCGTCTGAGGACGAGCGACATACTCTAAAAAAAACTCGTTACTCGGCGCATCGTCCATATTGAATTTAGTCATCCCGTGGAGAGAGCCGTTTGAGCCCCTCCCCCCTACGACACCCGAGATATCGTACGGGTCACACCCCAGCGAGCCGATATGCTCATTGCCAGGGTACTTCATCCCGTTACGAATAATGACGTGGTTTTGCATCCTAGCGGGAGGCGTCCACCCCAAAAGAAAACGACCGTTACGCTCTGGCGTCCATATAACTTGGCTGTCTTTTTGGCCGTCTTTCCAATGAAAAGAACCCCTAGTAAGGTAGTGCTCCTTTATCATCTCGTCGTTATAGTCAATTTGCTGATATATCTTAGTCAGGTTAAATATAGACTGCTTACTCTCGTCACGAAAAGCGTGGGACTCAGTACGCGGGAATTGACGATAGAACTCGTTGAGCGCATCAGGGTCGTTCTTAAGTGAAGCTACCTCGTTTTCCCAATACTCAATAGCCCCCATCTTTATAGACTGCCCGTCAATACCTTTAACATCGTGCAAAGGCTTTATAAATACGGGCATACCATACCTATCGATATACCCTTCAAAATTCCATTCCATAGGAATAAATAGGCTGTACATACCGCTCTTGGTCTGGCCGTTAGCGTTGCGGTTGCTTACGTCAGATTGAGAGTATAGCGTTTTGTAGTTCCCACCGCCTTTGCTTAGCGCGTTGGACGTAGAACCCATCATACACTTCCCTATGATGCGGCTACCCAATCGCAAACAAGTTTTGGTGACGCGCCAGTTATTGAGGATATTCTCTGGCTTCTCCCACTTACCGCTTTCGTCGTGAACCAAGAGCAAAAGCTTCTCTCCGTCATAGCTGTTGTCGGCTGTATTCTTCCAGTCTATAGTAGTATCAAGTCCGTCAAGCTCTTCAGACTCATCGAGGTACATATTGCGCTTGGTAATCTTTGACGCAGGTACCCGATATGCAAGCTCTGTTTTGGGCTTATCCATACCGTCTTGTATGGGCTTGAAAAAGAACGGGTAGTTCGCTGATATAGGAACCACCTTATCGGTAAACATCTTTTTGGCGTCAGCACCCGTTTTAGAAAGTATTCCAACTCGAGCGTCCTTAGCGAGAGTTCCTATATTGACGCATTCCGAAGAACCCATAAAAGAAAATCCTGAACGACGAATCTTTAAGTAGCACATACCGAAACATCGGCTGTCTGCCTTGCAAGCCTCCCAGAAGATATAGAATATACGGTTGGCCTCTCGAAAGTCAGGGAGCCCTACGTCAATTTTAGTCCACTGGAGGTACGTATAGTGTGAGCCCGTTATGTAGGTAGGGACTCCATTATTCATAAACCAGGCGCCGCTTTCACGTCTGTCGAACTCGCGCTCCACGAAATCTACCCACCTGTCTTTAAAATCAGCGGGCATCTCGTTCCACTGAAATATCGTCTTGATACGTGTAAGTTCTTTAGGGTACTCTAAGGGCTGCCAGTACTGTTCTTTTTTAGATTTGCTTCGCTCTATAGGGTTACTACAAACCATAGGGAGTGCAATACGTACGCCCTGTATCTCTACCACATCACCTACCGTACCGTCTTTTGATATAACGACAAAGTCATAGTCTTCGTTATAACCGTATTGCCAACTTTTAGCTTTATTCTTCCTTGTAAGTACCTTTTGGGGAACTATATCATTTAGATAAATAAGCAGTTTATTTTGAACGTCTTTCCGCAAATCCTTGCTTGGTATTAGTAGATGAATCACCACGCTTTTCCATCGCCTCTAAATTTTCTCTCTCCTGCTCAATACGGTTAAGTATCTCTAGCGCATCGAATATAGCAAGTTTTTTTGTAGCCGCTGCGTTCTTTAACCTGTCGGCGGCCAGCTCGTCTTCTATATCGGGCTTTATGATATCTTCTTTGGCTACCTTAATAAGCTGCTCTACCGCCTTGTGACCCGCAGCTATAATTTTTTCTTTGAGTTCTTTCGCGTTCATAATACCAGCGTTATGTTGTCAGTAAACATACGGTACAACTTTTCCCCATCTACAGTAAACTCATACTCGCTATCAGGAAGAAACGATATCTCATCGCCTTCGTTTACACCGAGCGCTAAGAGCTCGTCATTTCCATACTTAAGCCTTCCGATAAGGGGCTCTTCTTTTGAGAACTTACCTATCCACGATTCTTTTTCTTCTACAGGCTCTACAAAGCAATACTTCCCGTGCGCTCGCCACTTGTCATCTTTTTTGTACAAAAAAAACTGGTCGTCGGTTACAAAGAAGAGGTCGTCCTTAAAATAGCTGCGACCGCTTTTTTGAGCCCCATACATATCGTAGTAATATTTAAATACGTTATGATGCACCAGAAGCGTATCTCCTGGCTCTATAGGGCCTGAATAAGAAAGTGGGACGGACTGTACGATAGCGTAGCGGTTAGAAAACCTGTGGTCTTCTTGAGACGAACTTACGATAAACTCAACGTCGTCGGCCCTTCGTTTGTTATCGTATCTGCTGCTATTTTTTGGCTTTACTATAAATGCGCCTGGTGACCTCATTAAAAATTAATGTTGTACTCTACAGATAGCGGCATAGTGTACGAAAAATGTTTCCAAAGCATTATTTCGTTATTGCGCTCTATCCATATTTGAATTGAATTTGATTTCTCCTCAATTTTGATGAGGTGTATTTTATAATTGCCACCGAGAACCTCCTGGCCTAATAAGTAGTGCATCCCCGATTTATAATCAGGCCCTATGGAGATTTTTCGAATAAGCATTATAGATGGCGAAACTCTTTATTCAGACGGACTTTTAACAGTTACTTCGCCCGTCTCAATATTGATATTTGAGTTGACCCCATAAGTCTCTATCAAAGACTTTTCCATATCGTAGTAAGAAGATTTAATCTTATCGATATTGTTGAGGATATCTTGTTGCTGCATTAAGCATTCGCCCAGAGCAACTTTGTTTTGGTTGAGCTCGGTTAGCGCATCGCGCAATTCTTTCAACTCGCCTTCAGTTAATTTATTCATTTAATTTAGTTTAATTACCACGTAGCAATAGCTACTCTTTTCCAAGTATTAGCCGCAATGCAAACATAGATATAATCTGTCGTCCACACAACATCCCCTTGCTCTCCAGTAGCCGTCGCTGAAGCAGGTGCTGTTCCAAGGGTGACCTTAGACCCCGAGTCAACCCAGTCTAAAATATCGGTGCCGCCAACCTGTTGAACAACACTTAATTGTTGATTAACGCTCGGCGCAGTAGAGGGGAGGCGTATGTGATAATCTTCGGTGGGCTGGGCGCCAAATCTAAGTGAGTGAGCATCACCAACAAAACGCAATGTAGCTGGGTCGCTTACTCCGCTTGGCAAGTCAAGACTTTTCGAAACTGAATTTAAAGTTAATATAGGTGTTGCGCTAGTGAGGTCGCCCCAAAAAGACAAATCTTTATTAGCTCCGATATTATACCTTCTTGAAGAATCTTCAGTTAAAGTAAGGTCAGAATTGCCAAGGTTAATGGCTTGCGGATAATCAATCCAGTCTAATACCCCAGAGCCGTTGGTTTTTAATATTTGCCCAGTATTGCCGTCGGTATTGGGTAGCGTAAGCGTATAACTAACGTTGCTCAAGCTATTAGGAGCTACTATACCGACAGAGCTGGTCCCCGTGTTATCTTTTAACTTTAAAGGTATGTTAGCGCCTACAGAAACTTCAGAGCCGCTAACGGTAAGGGCTGAGCTACCTCCCGAAGCAAACGATAATGTGCCTGAGCCTAAATCGTAACTTCTGCTATTGTCCGATTGTACAAGGTTGGAGTTTCCGAGATTAGATACACTCGTCCAGTCCAAGACTCCAGAGCCGTCCGTCTTTAGTACCTGCCCAGTATTGCCGTCGCTCACAGGAAGCGTAAGCGTATAGCTGCTCGACAAAGAGTTAGGTGATTTTATTGCGACGGAATTGCTTCCTAAGTTGTCTTTAAACCTTAAGGGGACGTTAGCCCCTAAAGAAACTTCAGCCGTATTAAGCGTAAGTATATAGTCGCTACCGTTGGTAAAAGCCAATACCGAAGCCCCACCATTTAAATCATATTGCCTTAGAATACCGTCTTGAGTAAGGTTGGCGCTGCCTAAATTTATAGAAGCGTCTGAATTAACCCAGTCCAAGACCCCATCGCCGTCCGTCTTCAATACCTGTCCCGCAACGCCGTCCGTGGGGGGAAGCGTAAGCGTATAGCTGCTCGACAAAGAGTCAGGCGATTTTATTGCGACGGAATTGGTTCCTAAGTTGTCTCTGAGCCTTAAAGGGACGTTAGCCCCTAAAGAAACTTCAGAGCCGCTAACAGTAAGGGCTGTATTCGCCCCGTAATTAAACGCGAGCGTACCCGAACCTAAATCGTAATTCCTGAGAAATGTGGTTTGAGTAAGGTCAGAATTACCTAAATTAACGGAAGCCGTAGAGTTGTTTTGCCAAGACAGCGTACCCGAACCATCGTTTACCAAAACCTGGCCTGTTGCGCCAGCCGCTGCTGGAAGCGTAAGGGTATAAGACGTAGGTACCCCTACAGGTGATTTAAGCGCAACGTAACCTGCGTTACTACCATAAAACTTAAGCTCTACCGCAGACCCCGTAACGCTGTCGTACCCTAAGCGCACAGAAGCGGGTTCGCTAAGGGATGGCTGCTTAATTGCGAAATAAGAATCTACGCCTTCTGTAAAGTTTATTGAGCCCCCATTTAAATCGTAATCTCTCGATGTCGCTGCTGTTTGGGTAAGGTTAGAATTACCTAAATTGATAGACGTAGCGCAAGCGGTAACCGCACTACAAAAGTCGGTAATTTGAGACGTTGTAATAGCGATAGGGCTTTCCGAAGCCGACGTTACAATTCCTTTTCCATCAATCGTAAGCGTAACCGAATTCGCGGCATCTCCAAAGGTGCCGCTGCTAGCTTGAGTGCTTAAAGAAACAGCGCCAGAAGATATAGAAAGCCCTCCCGAGGTAGGGAACGAAGCAATTCCTTGAATCGTATCCGTTGCTACATTAACGTTATTGTCAATAACGCTCCATTCCGATTCGTTAACGGGGTTGTCCGAGTCAGCAATTATAATATCACCTATACTTAAAGTTGAGCTCCAGAAACCTGCGCCGTCTCCCGCGACCGTAACCGCGTAAGTAAACCCTGTTAATATTCCCGCGCCTGTAGGTGGAGCAGTCGACGCGTCATATGAGCCTTGAAAAATTAAAGCCCCTGAGCCAGCAAATGTATTGTCTACATATTGCTTGGTTGCCGCGTCGGTAGCGGCACTAGGAGCACCTAAGTTAATAATTCTATTCCCTCCCATTAAGACGGAATTAGTTGCTGCCCCAAAGGTGCTAAAAGGAATAAGCGGAGACGCAATCCTGTACTGCGAACCAGTGCTGTTTACTACCGCAAAATATCCCGCGTCGGTTGCCGAAGAAGAAACAGGAAGCTCATTTAAATCGAGCGTAAAGACAATGGTGTCGTTATTTAACGCATTCGTGACTAGCCCTACGCCCCCCGAAAAGGTAATAGTATCTCCATTTACAACGGTTTGCGCAGTGCCTGTGTCGCCCGTTATATTAAAAGAAGACAACCCTATAATATCGCCAATACGATAGTTCTTGGTAACATTGTTGTTGTTAACGTCAGTCCCTATGACCTTATCGTCAGTCGTAGGGCTGGCGTCTATGGCATATAAGCTAATCTTAGACATACGTTCTTATCGATTGCGACGGTTCTTACCCATTACTACTGCGTTGAGGATACGAGACAATATATTGACGACTTTATCGTCTTTTTCGGTCTCTGTCAAAGCAGTAATTGTTCCCGCCGCTGTAATAATGGCGAGCAAAATTTCGCTCCAAAATTGTGTCAAAAAATTCATTTTCTTTAGTTTAAAAATTCATATTTTTCCTGGACCTGAAATGAAGGGCAAGCCTTACTAGAATATTCATTATGTCCGTGGATACTTAACTCCCCAAAAATAAGGCGTAAACTTTTAATGAGTTCGAGCATTGAAATATCTTGCATTTCAGTCATCGTGTCTTTAGGGGTTTTGCCGTCTCTTTCTAATCCCCCAATATAACACACGCCAATAGAGTCGTAGTTTTCTCCCTTTGTGTGGCTGCCTTTTTCATCGATATCCCTGCCCTTTTTTATCGTTCCGTCTAGCTCTATAACAAAATGATATCCAATATCTGACCAATTGCGAGGTGAAGAAGTATGCCATCTCCGAATAGTTTCCGCAGATATATCTTGGCCTTCTCGCGTAGCAGAACAATGTATTATAACTCTTCTTATATCTCTCATAACAAACAAACTAAACATAAGGCCAACCCAATTACAGCTACCTTAACAAGGTATAGACTGTCTTTGTATTGCTTTTGGCGATTCACTCTATGCCTTTTTTAGCCAGCAAGATTTTAATCTCGTTTACGCCCTCAAGCAATACCTCCAATGTTTGCTGGACTTTAGTTTCTTGTTTTTCTAAAGAATAAAGGCGGCTTTTAATTTTAACAATTTCGCTCTGCATCTTGACGTACGTTGTAACAATACCCGAAGCAGCGCCTACGCCAACTGATATAAGTTCGTAATTCATATTTTCTTTTTGCTCTTTGTTTTTTTCAATCAAAGTATAATTCACCCCCGTATTTAAAGTGCAATCAGAATTAAATTTCATATTATAAAGTTACGGAGCTACTTCTTCTTCAGTACATTCCCACTCGTTAGGATTGGGCGGATAAGGGATGCGGTTTTCGCACTTATAATACCACCCAGGTTCTCCGACCTGAAGGTCGATATAAGCCGCCATTTCTTCTTCTGTATCGAATATATCTAAATAATCTTGCCCTGTACTGAGCTCACCCTTGCTAGCATACCCATAGTTATTTCGCGGGTTGCCCTTTACTTCTTCGCCGTTATTAAAGGCGAACCAAAAGGCGGGCGTCTTAAATACGTGTGTATGCTTAGCCATTACTCAACGATTTCTCCAATTTGGTCCTCAGTTACTTCTTCTGGCTCTGGCGGGAACCATCCGTTGGCTTCCATATACGCCTGGTCGTGGACCGTACACTCGGTCGGGATAATCTGTTCAAAGAGAACCGTCGGCGACGTGGTGATAAGCGTAGTAAGCGAGTCTTTCTCCGCCTCTGGCATCAAAGGAAACAAAAGCTGTAGCTCAGTCAAATCTACCGCTGGGTTGACATAGATAAGCCAATCTAAGATAATCGACAGTGCTGCCTCCCCTGTAGTAGGGTGGATGACAGAGCCAAATAGGTTGAAGTTAGCCTCGTCAGGGTTCTGGATAGACTCTGGACGGGTGATACAGTAGAGTTGACGAGAGATAGCTGCTGCTCGCTCTTCTGAGGTAAGCCCTCCTTCGGGAGGTACGATTAGGTAATTACTCATTTTTGTTTATTGATGTTGTAATACGTAAAGATATTGCTTTCTACTTTAGGCTTCTGAGGCTTCTGCGAAATTGGTATGACCTTGGGCTTCATTAGTATATGTCGTAAAACGTGTTGATGTTGTCCTCGATGTCTGTTCGGTTGCTGGATTGGTTGGAAGTGTATAGAATTATTTCTTGTATGGCTCCATCCCAGCTTCTTGTGGTTATCGTTCTATCCTGTGTTATTTGATTTACATTTCCGCTTGCTGACGTATGAATTAAACTCAATAAACTTTGTGACAATGGTTTTTTGCCTGCCGTTGAAGTAAAGTCTACCGTTTGCCCATTAATACGGTTGTCACCATTAATAACATAAGTAGCCGAATATCCAACCCGTAATAATTGATAACTAACACCAGGACTATAATCTAAAGCAGTTGAGTGCCCAAGGATTGGTGCATATAGAACGGTTCGGGTGCTTTTTGAAACGTGAAAAACACTTTGAACAGATGTCAGACTGCTTGTCATATTAAATGTAGCGGTTCCCGAGGTGCTGAATTCTACCGCAGGCTTCCCGTTGTCCGTCACTACGCCCGTAGTCCCGTCGTAAATCTTCGGACGATTAGCAGACGTACCCTGTGTAGCATCGTTGCTGTTACCACTCTGGTCATACCAAGTAGCCACAACCATATCGTTGCCAGCTGCCGCTGTAGTCAAAGCTATAGTGTCCAGCTCTCCGTAAGAGTCGAAGCCTATGTCAGTCGTTCCACCAACGTTGTCAGCTCGCTGTACCTGTATGGCACTGCCTGTGTACGTAGAGCTTAGTCTACGCAAGCTATAAGCAGCAGCCGCTCCTGGATTCTCGTCCAACAAGCCAGCCAGTGGGATGTCATAGTAGCCTCCGATGTTATCCTCGATGTCGGTGCGGTTGGCGGATTGGTCGGAAGGGTACAAAATGACTTCTTGCATTTTGCCGTCTAAAAATTGGCTTGATATTGTTCGACCACCGATTTTTAATTCACCATATCCCGTGTTGGCTATTCCCGTTATGCTTTGGTCTGCACCATCAATTGAAACAAATGAACCGCCCGTATCAGCAGAAACAAAAAACAAATGTCGCGAAGTGTCAGCCGCTTCTAATACGGTCGCGCTGCTTCCATCAAACCAATTGAAATTTCCTGAATTTACAAATAGCTGTCCTTTCGAGTTTGTTTGGTCACAAATGAATTTTTGATTGCTGGTTGTGTCAGTGCTTAAGCCCGTAACGATTGCGGTAAAATCGTTCGCAATAGTTAAAGAGGCATCCATAATATTTGAACTACCATCAAACTCAACAGCAGGTTTTCCATTCTCCAATATTACCCCAGTTGTACCGTCGTAAATCTTTGGACGATTAGCGGATGTAGCTTGAGAGGCATCGTTGCTGTTACCACTCTGGTCATACCAAGTAGCCACCACCATATCATTCCCTTGAGCAGCTGTAGTCAAAGCTGTAGTGTCCAGCTCTCCATAAGAGTCGAAGCCTATGTTGTGAGTACCCCCGACATTGTCAGCTCGCTGCACCTGTATAGCACTGCCTGTGTAGGTTGAACTTAGTCTACGCAAGCTATAAGCAGCAGCTGCTCCTGGGTTCTCATCGAGCAAGCCAGCCAGCGGGATGTCATAGTAGCCGCCGATGTTATCCTCGATGTTCGTGCGGTTGGCGGATTGGTCAGATGGGTAGGTAATAATTTCTTGAACTAAACCGTCACCTAATTGTGAGCCGTTGCCGCTACCCATAACACCAATATTTGCGGTGTTCGTGCTATTTATTGGGCCAGTCCAACCCGCAATGCTCGACGACGTATTGCTACCATTATAAGCGTAATTGTACGCTCCCGTTGAGCCGTTGAAGTTTAAACTCCTGACCTGCTGTGTTAAATCTGCTCCAGATAAGGTTTGGTTTAAATATCCTGTATTATTATCATTTACCTGAAGATATCCACTACTCGAATAAATAAAAAACCCTTGCACTCCTGTGATGTCGTCACAAAACAGTCTTTCAGTATTACTTAATGAATCGAATTTAGAGACCGAATAAATCGAAAGTCCTGATGTATAAGTTAAATTTCCAGCATTACTCAAATAATCACTTGTTCCATCAAACTCAACCGCAGGATTCCCGTTCTCCGTTACTACGCCCGTCGTCCCGTCGTAAATCTTAGGACGATTAGCGGATGTAGCTTGAGAGGCATCGTTCCCATTGCCACTCTGGTCGTACCACGTAGCCACCACCATATCATTGCCAGCTGCTGCTGTCGTCAAGGCAGCTGTGTCTAAGTCTCCGTAGCCATCGAAGCCGATGTCAGTCGTACCGCCTACGTTATCTGCACGCTGTACTTGAATGGCACTGCCTGTGTACGTTGAGCTTAGACGACGTAAAGAGTAAGCTGCTGCTGCTCCTGGGTTCTCGTCTAAGAGCCCTGGGAGCGGGATGTCATAGTAGCCACCGATGTTGTCTTCGATGTCGGTGCGGTTGGTGGATTGGTCGGAGTCATATATGACTATCTCTTGGATGTTGCCGTTCAAAAAATATAGACCATCTCTGCCTCCTATGGAATTACTATTAAACCGCCCTCGACACGTATAAGATTGGGTTCCTTGAACCCCATCTAAATATGCGCTTGTTGTAGAGCTTGCATAAAGTTGCGAAAAGAGGCTTTGTGTTTGATTGTAACTGTCGCCTTGTGCATCATGCGCACCTACAAATCGCGTTGCGCTGTATGTTGATGCCGCGTCTCTATTAAACCCAAGGGCGTAAATAGTGCTGGCAGTGCCGAAACTATATAAGTTTGCCTCGGTTGTTGTGTCAGTATGCTTACCAATAGAAGCTATGTAAATATCGCTTTGGCTGAACGGATACGAACTAACACTCAATTCGTCATCCGTCCCATCAAACTGCACCGCAGGCTTTCCGTTCTCCGTCACAACACCCGTCGTACCGTCGTAAATCTTAGGACGATTAGCGGACGTAGCTTGAGAGGCATCGTTCCCGTTGCCAGACTGGTCCAACCATCCCGCTACCACCACGTCTTCGCTACCTCCGTAGGCAGCCAATGAAGTAGTGTCCAAGTCGTTATTGGAATCAAAGCCGATATAGACTGGTCCCTTAGTGTTAAGGGCCGTCTGCACCAATACAGCCGAACCCTGATAGCTTGAGTTAATCTTACGCAACGAGTAAGCAGCCGCCGCCCCTGGGTATTCATTCAACAACAAAGGCGCGACAGGCTCGGTATAGAGGTCATAGAACGTGTTGATGTTGCTTTCAATTCCCGTGATATCAGACTGAACTGAATCAAAAATTATAAATTCATACGCTTCCTCGGGCCCCCAATTAGGACCATTTAAACGGCTAAACACAATTGCAGTACTAGGAATTGCGTTAGTGCCAATTGTCCCCGTAGCCTCTACATTTCCATTCAACCTTGTAATTGCCGCTCCGTTGTCTACCGACGCTGTAGCTAGATTTATTATTGCATTATTTATGTTTGTTGAACCCGTTATACTCGAACCTATTAAAAACCTTAGTTTATCGGATTGGAGGTTAAAATCCAAACCACTTCCGTTTAGAAATCTACGGTCAGTAACTGCTTTCCAAACTGTAACAAGTTGATACGGCTGAGAGATTGAAGCGCCTAAACTATATTGAGAAGGGTTCATATCAATAAACACCTTTCCGTCTGAATTTATATTGACAACGCCCGACACAACAATTCGACCTCTATCAGAAGACGATACAGGTGTCATATCTAAAGAACCTCCACTCTGGTCGTACCAAGTAACCACAAAAACATCATTGCTACCCGCGTAAGCAGCTAGGCTCACCGTATCGAGCTCTCCAAATACATTGAACCCAATGTCTTGCGTAGCTCCGCCCACGTTGTCTTGTACCTTAATAGCAAAGCCCGTATACGTCGAATCCAAAAGCCTCAAAGAGTACGCCGCCGCCGCTCCTGAATACGTGTCGAGTAGTGGCGTGTTTTGGGTGAAGTAGTCGGCTATGTTGGATTCTATCGAAGTGCTGTCGGTGGATTTGTCGGAGGCATACATTACAATTTCCTGAATATTACCGTCGTAGAACCACGATACTTTATCGTCGCTTCCCCCTATTTCGCTAACACCTAAACTTGAGGTATTGATAGGGTCAGCAGTACCGGTTGCAGTAGCAGTTGTTGCCGTTCCGTTTGCAAAATATTCTATATCATTAATATTTGAACTTGCGGCTAAATGAACTGAACCAAGTGTTTGCACGTTTATAGGATTATTGGCAAATACTTGCGCTCCTCCCGATACTCGTATAGCAACTTCCGGCGTGAATTGCCACAAACTCCCCGTGCCGCTTCCGTTATCTGATAGGCTAAATATTGAATCCGTGCCGATTGTGTCGGCTTTAGCGATGACAAACATCGAACGTCCAACAGTTCCACTAATTAAAACGCTCGTTGTTTTTAATACATCATCGCTCCCGTCAAAATCCAACGCCAACTTTCCGTTCTCCTTCACCAACGCCCCAGTTGTACCGTCGTAAATCTTAGGACGACTAGCGGATGTACCCTGTGTAGCATCGTTTCCGTTGACTGACTGGTCGTACCACGTAGCCACGAAAACGTCGTTAGAGCCTCCATAAGAGATAATAGCCGCCTCGTCAAGGTTGTCGTTGGCATCGAAGTAAATGTCCTGCGTAGCGCCTCCTACGGTGTCCTGGACCTTCATAGCAGGCCCTGTGT